GAGGTCGCCGAATTTACCGGATGGCATTTCGGGGTGCAGAAGGTGGGAGCCGATTCTGAGCACTGCGCTCCCGACTTGAAACGGAATTTGATCAATATGTGTTATTCCATCAGTCCGGCCGCGATTACCGCGGCGATTGCAGGTGACATGACATCGTTGATGAAGGCCGTTGCCCCTGGGATTGTAGCCCGCCTGTATCCGCTAGCTGCACGCTACCCAGCGTTGTGCAAGACGATCTACGGCAAGTTCGGGAGGTTTGTGAGTGATAACGCGGTGTTGACGCGAGATGAGGTGTATCACTTGCAGTTGGAACCCGAGGACTTGGGTTTTTCGGAAGCCGACCAAGAGAGGGATATGGACGCTGTCATAGAGCGCCTGGCCCAGCGGTTTCAGCCTATTCAAGCGCGGTTCGAGTTGGAGTTAGCACAGGGAGACGACTCATATGAGCGCGATCTTGCGTCATCCCTTGGTGTTGTTGCTAACTCAGATGACTATGATGACCTTGTCGAGGCGCTTGAAGGAGGCTTTTACCCTGGCAACGATTGTCCACATTTCCAGGCGTACATCCAAGAGATTTTCAATCGTCCGAAGGCTGTTGTTGTTGTGGACACGGACGAGTCAGAAGACGACCTCAACTGGTAGTAGCCACCAGTTGCAACATCTATCCCTAAAATGGGTTGAGGTCTTCTGACACCCCGGATACTGGCATTTCGTCAGCCCGGGTAGTAGGGGGTTGCCGTTCTCTTCCTTGCGGAGGCGGCATTAGGGGGCACGCGTCGGCGCATTTTCTTTCCTAGGGAACCACACTGGCGTATACTGTGGAGCTAACTTGACGCATCCCAAATTGGGTCCGTCTAACTGCAGTGTAGCCGAGGCCCGGGGCGACCCGGATCCAGCCTCCGAGCAGCCAGTTGTCGTGTGTGTAAGTACTTAGGCCGGGGATGCCCTGATTCGTGAGTAGGAGGCGCTGACCACGACTGCCCAGGTGTTCCGGACGTGGTATATGGTAGAGCAGCATGTAGTAGTATTTTGCGGATCCCGGTGGCCGGGACCGACGGCAACGTAGGTATTATTAGGGCATTTAATTTTGTTTCAACCTGGTGAGCTCGGCGGCCAGGGCTAAACGCCGAGATCATATTTTGCTGCGCCATATGACTGAGGGGAGTCAGTCCCCGGTCCAGTGTAAAATAAGGAGGCCGGTCCTTACCTCCCGAATTACCTTCTTTATCACAGTTCCGAGCTGTGGTATACGAGCCACTCAGACGGGTGTTGTCGGAGCACCGAAGGTGAAGCCAACGGGATGCCCTAGCCGGGGCTACGCAACCCGCACCTGCCATCCTATCCGGATGAAGGTCATCTTGGGGGGGATTTACCCAGTACCTCCCTTGGCAGCCGAGGTGGCATGGTGATGGCACGGGCCCCAGCGATCCTCCCTTGAGCAAGGAGGTGCGATCAAAGCAACAGCGTACTGGGCGTGGTCCTGTTGCCGATCCGCTAGGAGGTTACACGTCAATCGGCGGGTATCGTTAAACGATGCCTAGGGTGTAGGATGGGGAGCAACGCATTTAATTTCATTTCACGCCGTAAGGCAATTTAATCTGCGCAACCGTGTGCGCACATTTAAAGTGGTCCCCCAGCGTTGCGAACTGTTCGTAATTAGGTCGCGTAGTTTTATATCGTAGTAGTCCCTTGCCTTGAGGATGGCCAATGGACCTAGACCTCGTGCTGGCGGTAGTCGCCGTCGTTCTGCACAACCGAAAGCACGTGGTCAAGCTCCTCGGCAGGCTAGCCGCGCAAGTCGTAGCCGCGCTAACTCGCGTGCGGCCTCCCAGCCCGTGAATGCCGTTCCACAAGTACCGAAGTCGGGTATGTTACCGAACGGGAAAGGATCTGCGCAGAACCGGGAGAAGGAGGCCCGCAGCGGGCGTGGGGCGCTCAGTGCGCACCACCCTCGCGCGCTTGGCTTGATGCAGCCTACGGCGCCGTACACTATCTTGCGTCACACCGCCATTTTCAGCTCGAACGCCAACGTCCTTCTCTTTGGGACGTGGGCGGTCGAGACGTCCACTGGTACTGTGTGGTGTCCTATTGTTGCATTGTCGGACGTCAATTCCGGCAATCCCATCAACGGTGCGACGAACACGACGCTGCACAAGTTTGCCAACTTCAATGGCCTAGGCACAGGAGCGGAGATTGTGCCTGCAGCATTCACAGTGCGCATCATCAACCCTAATGCTTTGCAGGTGACGTCAGGTGTGTTGACGGCATCTCGCTTGCAAGGGGGTGGCAACTATGGGAACTCCTCCACGACCTGGATGGATGCAGCCACGACATCCTTCGGCAACTGCGCGCCGTTGATAATGTCTGGTTCGCGTTTGGCGATGAACCCTGTACAGTGTCATGCGTTGCCTGCTGACTTCACGGAGATGGCGCGGTTCGACAGGTTTGTCTTGTCGACCGACACTGTTTCTTTACCTTCCCCGTACACATGGAGCTCTCAAGCGCTTCATCCCGCCGGCTTCGCGCCAATTCTCGTGCGGAATGAGATTGTTCCATCAGGCGGCACTACGTACTCGCATCTCACGTACGAAGTGACTGTCAAATGGCGGGTGAGGGTCTCTCCGGAGAATCCATTCTCAAGCACACACACCTACCAGCCTGTTTCTTCAGCGTCGACATGGCAGTCGGCTGTTCAGACGGCTACTTCTATTGCGAGCGGCTTCGAGTCAGTGGTGAACATTGCGGAGCGCATCCGCGGAGCACCGCCGCCGTAGGTGTGTCATACCTACCATAGGCCTTCGGGCCCATACGTACACTTTTCGCGGTGACTGTAGAATCGGTTGGCATTTGGGAGAGTAGTACCCAGGACAGAGGCAACCTAGGGACCCTTGGGGCAGGTTGCTGGGGAGGCAGAGTCCCTTCTTCGTCCCAATAGATCATTGGGAGTGTCAAGCGTCCCGACCAGTGGGTCGGTGGTAGGCGGGCAGGTGGCCACAGCGTTCGCGAGTTCGCAGTGGTCGGGGGTGTGGCGACCCTCCCCGAGAGAGGCGGCGCGTCGCAGCGTGATCGCTAACTGAGCTGTACTATACCGGTAGTGCCTGGGGTAGCAACCCAGCGGTTAGGTCGTAC